GTGGAGGTAATTGTGCCTGTGCTACTTGTCATATCTATGTAGGTAATGCTTGGGCAGATAAATTACCAATACAACCGAACTCAATGGAACAAGAATTAATAGAATATGAAAAAGGTTATAAACCAGAAGTGAGTAGATTAAGTTGTCAGATATATTTAACAAAAGAATTAGATGGATTAACTGTGCATTTGAGAGATTATGAACTTTTATAAAAACGTTACCGAACATAAAGGCAAACTTCTTGTTAGAGGTGTAAGAGATAATAAAGAGTTTAAAGAGAAGATAAATTTTTGTCCTACTTTATATTCTGTATCTCAACAACAAGAAAAATTTAAAAACTTACAAGGTCAATATTTAAAACCTATCACTTTCAATTCTATTGATGGTGCTCGTAGATTTAAACGTGATGTTGCAACAAGAAACTCTCCTATATATGGATTAGAAAGATATCATTATCAATGGATTAGTGAGAACTATAAGAATCAAATTAAATGGTCTAAAGATTTAATTAAAATATTTACACTTGATATAGAGTGTGGTTGTGAAAATGGATTTCCAGATGTAGATAATCCAGTTGAAGAGTTGTTATGTATTACTGTTAAAAATCAATCTAACAAACAGATTATAACTTGGGGTGTTGGTGATTTTAATACAGATAGAAAAGATGTAACCTATATTAAATGTAAGTCTGAACAACATTTAATAATGGAGTTTATGAAATTTTGGTTAAAGAATTATCCAGATGTTATCACAGGTTGGAATACTAAATTTTTTGACTTACCATATTTAATGAATAGAATTAAGATGGTTGCAGGTGAGAAAGTTGCAAGTAGAATGTCTCCTTGGAATCTTGTTCAAGTTGAGCAGATAGTAGTAAGAGGAAGACCAAACACATATTATTCACTACTTGGTATTGCAATGTTAGATTATCTTGATTTATATAAATGGTATATACCAACAAGACAAGAGAGTTATAGACTAGGTTTTATTGGTGAAGTAGAACTAGGACAAACTAAAACAGAAAATCCATATTCAACATTTAAAGATTTCTATACAAAAGATTTTCAAAAATTTGTAGAGTATAATATACAAGACGTTGAAATAGTTGACGCATTAGAAGATAAGTTAGGTCTAATTGATTTGTCTTTGACATTTGCATATGAAACTAAAGTAAACTATAGTGATATATTCTCACAGGTAAGAGTTTGGGATACGTTAATCGCAAACTATTTAATGACAAAAAAGATTTGTGTACCACCTAGGGTTGAGCACATAAAGGACACCAAATATGAAGGTGCTTATGTAAAAGAACCAAGGATCGGAATGCAAAAATGGGTGGTGTCTTTTGATATCAACTCACTTTATCCACATATTATTGTACAATATAATATTTCTCCAGAAAAAATACTAGGACTTAATAGCTCTGGTATTTCTGTGAATAAAATGTTGAGTAAAAAGACGCCACTTGATTATCTAAAAACAGAAGGCGCTACCATTACTCCAAATGGTGCAATGTTTAAAACAGATAGTCAAGGATTCTTACCTGAAATGATACAAAAGATTTACAATGAACGTGTTGTATTTAAGAAAAGAATGTTAAAGGCAAAGGCAGAATATCAAAAAACAAAAGAGCCTTCACTTGTAAAAGAAATTGCTAGATGTCATAATATACAATGGGCAAGAAAGATTGCTTTGAATAGTTGTTATGGTGCAATAGGTAATCAATACTTTAGATATTATGATGTAAGACAAGCAAGTGCTGTAACCACAGCAGGACAATTTATTATTAGATTTATAGAGGAGAAAGTAAACGAATATTTAAATCAAGTATTACAAACCAAAGGTGAGATAGATTATATTATAGCGTCTGATACAGATTCAATTTATGTTTCATTAGATAAACTTGTAGAAAAAACTTGTAAAGATAAAACAGATGACCAGATTGCTGACTTTATAGGTAGAGTATGTGATAGTAGATTAGAACCATATATTGAAAAACAATTTGCTGAACTTGCTGATTATACTAACGCATTTAAAAACGCAATGGTAATGAAGAGAGAAGTTATTGCTAATAAAGGTATATGGGTTGCTAAAAAAAGATATATGTTAAATGTTATTGATGAAGAAGGTATTAGATTAGCAGAACCTAAACTAAAACTTATGGGTATTGAAGCAGTTAAATCATCTACACCACAAGTTTGTCGTGGTAAGATTAAAGAAGCAATTAAAATTATAATGAGTAAACAAGAAAGTGATTTACATAAGTTTATTGCTGATTTCAAAAAAGAATTTATGAGTTTAGATCCAGAGGCAATATCTTTTCCAAGGTCTTGTAATAATATGAGAAAGTATGGAAGCTCTAAAGATGTGTTTATAAAAGGATCGCCAATTCACGTTAAAGGTGCGTTGATTTATAATCATCAAATAAAAGAATTTAAATTACAACATAAGTATCCTTATATTCAAGAAGGAGATAAGATTAAGTTTATTAAATTATTAGAGGCAAATCCATTTAAGTTTGATGTCATTAGTTATATTACAACCTTACCAAAAGAGTTTAACTTAAATGAATATGTTGATTATGAACTACAATTTGAAAAAACATTCCTTGATCCTATGAAATTTATATTAAACTCAATAGGTTGGGAACACGAAAAGAAAGCAAGTCTGGAGGCATTTTTCGGATGAGTTTAGAGAACTATTTTGCTGATAATTTTTATGATATGAAACCATATCTTTCTATTGATAAAGACCAATGGAAATTTATATTAAGCTCATATGAAAAAGAAGATATAATAGACGAACTAGCAAAATGTTTATGGACGTATCCTTGTCCTATACCTAAAATATCAGATGAACAAACACGGGATAGTTTTAATAAATTAAAAGGTGTTAGATATAATGATGTATTAATAGACGGCAAATGGTTTCCTAGAAACGATAGAAAATCTAATTACAAATTAGATGAAAGATATTTTAAAAGAGATAATACAGGTAATAATGCCTCTAATAAATTTCATATAGAGAATAGATGGAAAGTAGATTGGACTAGAACACCTAGCGGATATAATACTTGGCAAACCGTTGATGGTATTAAAACAATAGTAAGAGCATTTTTTACTTTAGATAAAGTATTATTAGAAGTGAACGAACAAACTATTAGAATGGCGACTACATTAAGAAAATATATTGCCTCACAATTTAAACCTAGTATTGCAAAAGCATTTTACGATTATTATAAAAGTAAAAATGTATTAGACTTTTCTGCTGGTTGGGGAGATAGACTCGCTGGTTTTTATGCTTGTGATAATACAAAACATTATGTAGGTATTGATCCTAATACAAAAAATCATATAGGCTATAAAAAACAAGTAGAGTTTTATAAAAATTGTAAAACATTTTTAGAAGATGATAAAAAAGTTGATATGATATGTAGTCCTGCTGAAGATGTTGATTATTCACAATACGAAGATTACTTTGATACAATATTTACATCACCACCATATTTTAATACAGAAAAATATTGTAATGAACCTACACAAAGTTATATAAGATATAAAGAGATAGATAGTTGGAATAGAAACTTCTTACATAAAACAATATGGCGTATAATACCAACTTTAAAACCAGGTGGAATACTTGCTATAAATATTGCTGATGTTTTTTCAGCAAAACATAAAGGTTATGTTGATATAACAAATGCAATGAACGATTATATAGAATCTTGTGGTTTAAAATATGTAGGTTGTATAGGTATGGAGATGACAAAAAGATTTAACTCTGGTGGTGCTGGTCAAGCAAAGAGTGATTATTATTCAGAAGATTTAAAAGAAACAACAGAAGAGAAAAAAGATTATGCTTTCGGTGAGCCAATATGGATATGGACTAAATGATAGACCAGTTATTATTTCTAGCTATTTTAATATTTTCTGTAAGAATAGGAGAGATATTTGCTATGACTAAAATATCATTTTGGAAGTTTTGTTTAATGTTATTATTAATTAAATTTGTGGCGGTAAGTTATGTCAATTAAATTACCAAATAAAAAATACAATATAATATATGCTGATCCTCCTTGGCATTTTCAAAATTGGAACAATGATAAGGCACAAACAAATCCTATTCATCATTATCCAACAATGACTATGAAAGAAATAGGAGATATGCCAGTTGCTGATATAGCAGAAAAGGATTGCATATTGTTTATGTGGTGTACTGATCCATTATTACATAAACAAATACCTATTGTAGAGAAGTGGGGTTTTAAATATAAGACCGTTGCCTTTTATTGGATCAAAACTAATAAAGATAAGATTAAGAATTATTATTTTAAAGGACCTGGTTTATGGACAAGAGCAAATCCAGAGATATGTATTCTAGCAACTAAAGGTAAACCAAAAAGAATATCAGGTAATGTAGATAGATTAGTTGTTAGTGAACGTAGAGAACATAGTAGAAAACCAGATATAATAAGAAAGCATATTACCGATTTAGTAGGTGATTTGCCTAGAATAGAATTATTTGCTCGTCAATCTTTTGAAGGTTGGGATCATTGGGGAAATGAAGTATGATAGAATTAATTGGAGTAGGATTATTATTTTGTTTGTTTATGTTATTAGTATATATAATACCTATATGGTTATTAAGAAAGTGGAATGATGAAGACCCTAGACCTTAAACAATACGCTAACGAAAATAGATTACCTATAATGGATACAATCCAGTTTGATAGGTGGACAGAAGAGTTAGGTAAAGAAAAATTTAGAGAACTATTAGCAGAATATATTGCTGAACATAGACCTGTATTTCCTTTGAAACAAATATCTTATGATGATATGCGTAATAATATGCTTGAGTTATCAAGATTTGATACATCAAAGATATGTACACCTAAAGAACAAATAGAAAAAGAAGTATTTGAAAAGTATGACGATTACAAATATAATTTTAAAGAATATGGTTTAGGTATTATAGATGGACCTAGTACGTTTAATACATCTTCTAATTACTTTATGCAAGAGTTAAGATTAAATTGTTCTAGTTATGGTTTCAAAGCGCCTATAGATGTATGGACAAATGGAACAGCGAAAGATATATGGAGATGTTTAGGTCCTATATGGCGAGGTATTAATAGTGAAAGACATTTAAAAGAGGCAACGTATATGAGTGCCTTTAGATTAGGTACATATATTGCAACACAATTTAAACCAGTTGTTGCTAAAACAATATATGATATGACTAACGCAAAAACAGTATTAGATACCAGTTGTGGTTGGGGAGATAGACTTGCTGGTTTCTTTGCTAGTAATGCAAAAGAATATCACGGTTGTGATCCTAATCCAAATACTTATTTAAAATATCAGAAACAATGTCAAGAATATAATAAATTGTTTCCAGGTAAGAAAGTTGTAATACATAGATGTGGTGCAGAAAATTTAGACTATGATAAGTTACCACCTATTGATGTTGCATTTACAAGTCCACCATATTTTTCTACTGAACAATATAATAAAGGTGGCATACACGAACAGGATCAATCGTGGCATAAGTTTAACGAATATGAAAAATGGCGTGATGAGTTTTATCTTCCAGTTGCAAGAGAATCATTAAAGGTGTCCAAGTTTATGTTTGTTAATATAATGGATCCAAAAATTAAGAATCAAAGATACCGTTCAAGTGATGAATTGGTTGACGCTTTTAAAGATAAGTTTATGGGACAAATTGGTATGAGAATTATGCAAAGACCTCAAGGTAATGCAAAATTTAAAACAAAGGAAGAGTTGAATCAGTTTATGGCGATGAAATATATTGAAAATATATGGTGCTTTGGACCTAAAGAAGATTTATTTAAGACTTCTAGGGTTGCGACATTAGACGCATTCTTATAAATAGATGAGAATAACAATATACAAAAGATACAATGATTATATATCCCTTGATTTTCAGCCACACAGGCTTGACGAAGTTAGAGAACTGTGTTATAGTGAAGGTATTAAATGGTATACAATCAGTTATAGTGAAGGAGAACAAATAGAATATGAAAGACTTTCTAAAAGAAATAATTAAAGAAACAGGAAATGAATACGCTGCTTTAGCAAGTGATGGTATAGCTGCTGGTGACGTAACCAATTTCATTGACACAGGTTCTTATTCTTTTAATGCTCTATTATCAGGATCAATATATGGTGGTCTACCAGGAAACAGAATTACAGCAATCGCAGGAGAAGCTGCTACAGGTAAAACATTTTTTGCTTTAGGAATTTTAAAAAATTATTTAGACGCTGATAAAGACGCAGGTGTAGTATTATTTGAATCAGAAAACGCTGTTTCAAAAACTATGATAGAAGATAGAGGTGTTGATAGTAAAAGAGTTGTAGTAGTACCAGTATCAACCGTACAGGAATTTAGAACACAATCAATTAGAATATTAGACAAATATTTAGAACAAAAAGAAGAAGATAGAAAACCTTTAATGTTCGTTTTAGATAGTTTAGGAATGCTATCTACTACAAAAGAAATGACGGACACAGCAGAAGGTAAAGAAACGAGAGATATGACAAGGTCACAAATTGTCAAGTCAACGTTTAGAGTTTTAACACTTAAATTAGGCCAAGCAAACGTGCCTATGATAATGACCAACCATACTTATGATGTGATTGGTTCAATGTTTCCACAAAAAGAAATGGGCGGTGGTTCAGGATTGAAATACGCTGCCTCTACAATCATCTATTTAAGTAAACGAAAAGAAAAAGTCGGTACAGAAGTAGTTGGTAATATAATCCATTGTAAAAATTATAAGTCAAGAATAACAAAAGAAAACGCTATGATAGACGTTAAACTAACATACAGTAAAGGACTAGATAAACATTATGGTCTTTTACAATTAGGAGAAGAGGCAGGTATCTTTAAGAAAGTATCTACAAGATATGAAATGCCAGACGGTTCTAAAGTATTTGGTAAGGCTATCAATGACGAACCAGAAAAATATTTTACAAAGGAAGTATTAACTAAAATAGATGAATACACAAAACAAAAATTCACCTACGGAACAGACGAGTAAAAGATACACCTTTGCTCAAAGAGAAGGTGAAGATTTTTCTTGTATAAAACTTACAGAAGGTAAGTTTAAAGGAGTGATTTATCACTATGGTAAAGTTGGGTTTGCAAAAGATGAAAATCCTGACGGAACTTTACCTATGAAGTTTGATTTTACAGTAAAGATGAATCCTACAGACGAAGTATTAGACATTGACAATAAGGAGTTTGTAGATTATATTGGAGATATATTAATTGAGATAATGGAAAAACAAATAGAAGATGGAACAGCAGTCATTTCATAATTCAGATAGATTAGAAACAACTATATTAAGTAATCTCTTTTATCAAGAAGATTATGCTAGAAAAGTATTGCCTTTTTTAAAGGAAGACTATTTTGGTTTGAGAACTGAAAAGATTTTATTTACAGAAGTATATAAATTTGTAGAGAAATATAATAATCTTCCAACAAAAGAAGCAATCTTAATTGAACTATCACAAAGAAAAGATATTAACGAGGAAGAACATACTCAATTAAAAGATATTATTAATTCTATAACAAAGTTAGATTCTGATCCTCAATGGTTATTAGATACGACAGAAAGATTTTGTAAAGATAAAGCAGTACATAATGCTGTATTAGATGGTATTAGAATATTAGATAAGAAAGATAAGAAGAGAACACCAGAAGCTATACCTAGTATATTAGCAGACGCATTAGCAGTTTCATTTGACCAACATATAGGTCACGATTATATAGAAGACGCTGATGATAGATTTAAATGGTATCACACTAAAGAAACAAAATACCAATTTGATTTAGATTATATGAATAGAATAACTAAAGGTGGTATACCTAGTAAGACTTTGAATATAGCACTTGCAGGTACTGGTGTTGGTAAGTCTTTGTTTATGTGTCATTGTGCAGCTTCATTTATGAATCAAGGTTTAAATGTAATGTATATAACTTTAGAAATGGCAGAAGAAAGAATCGCAGAAAGAATAGACGCTAACTTATTAGACGTAACCCTAGACGACCTCCACACAATGCCGAAAGATATGTATGAAAATAAGATAGAAAGATTAAGACAAAAGACAGCAGGTAAAATAGTTATTAAAGAATATCCAACAGCGTCTGCTCATAGTGGACACTTTAGAGCATTGTTTAATGAACTTGCATTAAAGAAAAGTTTTAAACCAGATGTGGTGTTTATAGATTATTTAAATATATGTGCGTCAA